ATCATGAAAAAGTCGGCGGTAAGACGAATACGCTAATCCCTTGGGGATATAGCTTAATTTGGTTAAAGCATTTGTCTTATATACAAACGACTCTGGGTTCAAATCCCAGTATCCCTACTATTGGAGTTTAATATGAATTGGATCCAAGCAACAATTATCTTTGGACCTGCATTGATCATTTTGATTACAGGTTGGAAAGACATTTTCTAAAAAAAATATTATATTAACATTTTAGAAAACATAATATTCTAGTTGACTAGGATTTATGTTCTTTCTTTATATGATTATTAAGTGTGAAGTGTGCAAAACCTGATCGAACTTCGATCTCTTTTTTGCACAGATCACAGATAACTAATCTCATATATATTCTAGTCGACTAAGATATTATCGTCTTTTACAGGTACACTTCTTAGTATTTCTAATTTTAAAGAACATCCAAATATGATGAGTTGCCATAAGGCCCATAAGAATCCACATAGCATTCATCTGAGTAATACCAGTACCTAGAAACATATCTACAGTTTCATGTGGGTGTGAGGGAGCTTGAATTAAATCAGGAATCCCATTGTTGTCTTCGTCTAAATAACTTTTTGTAGTTGTCATATCTTCAGTATACATTATTAGGAACGGAACGGCAACTCAAGAGCTTTAGCTCTTCTTGGCTTAAATAGGCGTATAAGGCTTAATATGGGTATAGTGATAAAAATGCCACATACGCCATCTGCCAGAATATCCCTTATTCGTCCATAGAGGTCCAAATCAGAGACTTTTAGCCTTAGAGGGTAGTCACGTATTGCCTCAATACGAATTGAACCCTCAAATCGGCTCCTATTGAGTTTTTTGCTTATATAAAGCGAAAATCCCCAGATCTGCGGATATCTGAGGATTCTCTAATATTCAGGAACTTAAAGCTCAACCGAATACTTCTATAATTATACTAGAAAAGGTCGTCTTCGTCAACTTCTTCTTCAAAGTCTGGTTCAAATGATTCTAGCATTTGGGACACCGCCCCATATGAGTAAATAGCAAACGCTATGGCGCCTGCTCCCATACCTAGAGCAATTGATCCAAGTAGAAAAGTCTTCTTCTTCACTCCGCCTCACTTTCACTTTCACTATTTAACGCTGGAAGCGGACCAAGCAGTTCACCATTTCGATGAGCTTCGATCATCTTCAAAACTTCTTCGCCTTTTCCGACACCATCTGCTATTAAGCAGAGAACGTCGTATATGCGAGAAAGAGTAATATATGTAACGATATTGATGTTATCGTCAATTGTCTCAGATGGCTTTTCTTCTGCGGCGAAATCACTCATTAACGGCTAACACTCTTTTCATTCTGTCATAGGAGTTATATCCTATTTCGATAGTATCACTGCATTCTAGGCAGTATAAATAGATTGTATCATCATGTCTTAAATTTGGCAATAAAGCCCTATTGTCCTTCTCGCAAAAAAGTTCACTAGGGTAACGCTTTATAAATTCACGGACAATTCTGATGTCCATTACTTATTGCTTTCTGGATTGTCCCATTTACACTGCAAGGGTTCGAATGACTTTGGATATTTTGCAATCCACTCCTTAGTTCTAGGAGTCATTCCTTTCCAGGCTGACCAGTTATCTCCGCCAGCACTCATGTGAAATGCAATAGTAGCATTAGTCCATGGGTCTAACAGGTCTTTATCATAAGTCAAATTAAATTTCTCTCTTCGATCTGCTCCCATAGATCCAAGCATATTAATCTGGAAGACTCCATAGGAATTATCTCCAGTTTTTCTGTTCCCATTGTATGCCAGTGGTCGTCCATTAGATTCTTTCTTTGCGACTGCCCAGGCTTCAATAAGGTCACGACCCTTGAAACCAGCGCAATATAGTAGCTGAGATAAATCCTCATCACTCAGCGATTTAACGCTCTTAAAGTCCTCTATATAGGCGTATTGTGCTTGTGGTACATCATTTGCTATACTTGTTTGAGCAACAGCGTTGTTAAATCCTGGAAACGTAGCACATACAAGCGCTATCATTCCTAATTTAAGGGCCGTGTCTCTTATGGTTTTATTTTTCATAAGGTATTAATCATAACCTATTACTAGAAAGGCTGTCAAGTCGTGATTTTAAGTTTTAACACCAATCCAGGAAATTTAAATATTTCTACAGGTTATGGATATGCGGGATATCATATTGTAACAAGTCTACAAAAACTAGGATATAAAGTTCCTTTTAAATACAAGGATGCTAAAGTTCAATTAAATTTTAGTCAACCACAATTTTTTGATTTAAATAAAGATCAATATCAAATTGGATATATGCCATGGGAATCAACTAAATTACAAGAGGGTTGGTTAGAATCATTAAATGAATGTGATGAAGTATGGGCAACTTCTCCTTGGGTTGCAGAAGTATATAAAAACTGCGGAGTGACTCCGCCAATACATGTTTACGAACATGGAATTGAAAATATATGGCAACCATTTAAAAGACAAAAGAAAAATGGACCATTAAGATTTTTACATGTTGGAGAACCAGCACCTAGAAAATCAGGACAGATGACCTTTGAAGCTTTTGTTGATGTTTTTGGAAATGATCCAGATTATCGTTTAACTATTAAATCTTATAAATATAATACTATAAGAGTATATAATAAATATAATAATATTATAGATAGTACTTTAACTAATACATATAATAATATTTCAATTATACCTGAAGAAGTTTCTACAAGTCAAATGGTTGGCATTTTTAACACACATCACTGTTTGATCTATCCATCTTGGGGAGAAGGTTTTGGTTTCATTCCGCTCCAAGCTCTTGCAAGTGGCATGCCAGTAATTTGTACTGAAGAGTGGGCCCCATATAAAAAATTCTTAGGACCGCTAGCCTTGAAATCTCAATATGTGGAATCACCTTGGCAGAACCCTCACCCTGGACTAATGGTTGAACCTTCATACGAAGATTTATGCGATTTGCTAAGGAAGACTGCTAACGAGTATAATACTATTGCGGACTATTATTATGAGCAGGCTGCGGAAGTTGGTAAAGCATATGATTGGTTACAGTTGACTGATAATGCTTTCTCAAGATTAAAAGAAAAATTTTAAAAGTTTCTTTTCTTTAAAAAAAAGTCACTATACTTAGTATTACCAATAAAATTAAACCCAACATGTGGGACTAGAGGAGTATTCTAAAATGCAAGATGTAATTAAAAATCCATACGAGAACTTTATCGCTCTGAGCCGTTATGCAAGATGGCTACCAGAAGACAACCGTCGTGAAACTTGGGGAGAGACAGTAGATCGATTTGTGCTGTACATGACAAATCACCTTAAGAACGATTATAACTATGAGCCTTCTGCCAGCCTCACTCTAGAAATACGTGATGCAATTTTTAACCGTAATATCATGCCTTCTATGAGAGCCGTAATGACAGCAGGATCTGCATTAGATAGAGATAACGTTGCAGGATATAACTGTTCTTTCTTGCCAGTAGATTCACTCCGTTCTTTTGATGAAGCAATGTATATTTTAATGTGCGGTACAGGTGTTGGTTTCTCAGTAGAGTCAGTGTATGTTGATAAGTTACCAGCAGTTAATGAACACTTTGAAAAAACAGATACAACTATTGTTGTTGAAGATTCAAAGGCTGGTTGGGCAAAAGCACTTCGTGAGTTACTTGCTTTGTTATGGCAAGGACAAATTCCTACGTGGGATGTTTCACAGGTACGTCCTGCGGGTGCAAGACTAAAGACATTTGGTGGACGTGCATCTGGTCCAGAGCCACTTGTTAATCTTTTTGAGTTTTGTGTTACAACTATTAAGCATTCAGCAGGAAGAAAACTTCGTCCACTAGAAGCTCACGACATTATGTGTAAGATTGGTGAGGTTGTTGTAGTTGGAGGAGTTCGTCGTTCTGCATTAATCTCACTTTCCGATCTTCGTGATAACGATATGGCAAAAGCAAAGGCTGGTGCTTGGTGGGAGGCAACTGGACATCGTGCACTTGCAAATAATTCTGTAGCATATCAAGATCGTCCATCAATGTCCGACTTTATTGCAGAGTGGAAAAATCTTTATGATTCAAAATCAGGAGAGCGTGGCATTTACAATGTTAAGGCTGCTCAAAAGCAAGCCGCCAAGTATGGTCGTAGAGATGAAACAATTCGTTATGGAACTAACCCATGTTCTGAAATTATTTTGCGTCCTTATCAGTTTTGTAATCTTTCAGAGATTATTGTCCGTGAAGAAGATGATGAAAAGACATTGACACGTAAAGTTGAACTAGCTACAATCCTTGGAACATGGCAGTCAACACTTACTAACTTTAAGTATCTTCGCAAAATTTGGAGAGAGAACACAGAAGAAGAAAGATTACTTGGCGTTTCTATCACTGGACAGTTTGGAAATGAACTTATGTCTGGAAAGAAGGGAATGGACAAGCTTTCTAAGGTTTTGAATTCACTAAGAGAGACTGCTGTTTCTACAAACGTCGAAGAGGCTGGAAAGATTGGTATTAATCCTTCCGCAGCAGTAACTTGCGTTAAACCTTCAGGGACTGTTTCACAGCTTACTGGAGTATCTTCTGGAATGCACCCATGGCATAACGAGTATTACATTCGTACAGTTCGTGGAGATAAAAAAGATCCACTAACTCAATTTTTAATGGAGGCAGGAGTTCCAGCAGAAGATGACTTTATGAATCCTACTCAGACAAAGGTGTTTTCATTTCCTATTAAGGCTCCAAAGGGTGCTGTATTAAGAAATGATCTTACTGCTATTGAGCACTTGAACATTTGGCTAGCATATCAAAGAGATTGGTGTGAGCATAAGCCTTCCATTACAGTTTCAGTACGTGAAGAAGAGTGGATGGAAGTTGGTTCATGGGTATGGGAGCACTTTGATGAAGTTTCAGGAATCTCATTCTTGCCTTATTCTGACCATACTTATAAGCAAGCTCCATATCAGGATGCTACAGAGCAAGAATACTTAGACGCAGTTGCAAAGATGCCAGAAGAGATTCATTGGTCAATGCTAACTCTTTATGAGACAGAAGATTCAACTACTGGAAGTCAAAATCTAGCATGTTCAGCTGACGCTGGATGCGAAGTGGTAGACATTAACTAGTCTGCCTTTAGCGTTTATATATGCTAAAATTAGATTAATACCACTGGAGCGTAAATGCCATTTTTAACTAAGAATTTTAATGTAGACGAAGGCGCTACACTGAATTTCACTATCTTTTGGAAAGATCCAAATGATGTTCCTATTAATATAACTGGCTATACAGCAAAAATGCAGGCAAGAGACAAGCAGGGTGGAAAGATACTTTGCTTCACTCTTACCCATACAGATGGAATCTCCATAAATGGCCCTCTGGGAAGAATTAGCGTAACAGTTTCTGCAGAAAGAACAACTAAGCTTGTATACCCAAAATCATTCTATGATCTAGTTCTTACCGCTCCAGATGGAGTTACAAAGACACGAATTCTTGAAGGAACACTTAGTGTTTCAAAGGCGGTTACAGTTTAATGGCTGAAATTACAGTTGTTGATAACTCAAACATCATTAATGTCACACAGGTTGACAATCAAGTAATCCTTTCAGACTCTGGAATTCAAGGTCCATCTGGAAGAACTATACTTAATGGCTCTGGAGCTCCTGCTGACGGAGTTGGAGTAACTGGAGACTTCTACTTTGACGTAGTTTTAAATAAGTTCTACGGACCTAAGCTTACAGACAACTCTTGGCTTAACGCCAAATCTATAATTCTTACACAAGAGGTTTCAGAAAAGATTTCCTGGAGCCTTGCTCAAGTTAGTTCTACCCCTGATGCAGATGGCTATTACACAGTCACCCTTACTACATCTTTACTTTTCCAGCCAAATGTTACAGTTATTGATAGCGGTGGCAATGCATTCGAAACTGGAGTACAGTATAATGAGAGTAATAAAACTGTGAAGCTTTTCATGACTTCTAGGTTTTCTGGGACAGCCTACCTGTCCTAAAGGGAGATAAAAAATGGCTAGACAGTTTCTTATAGACATTGATTTAAAGCAAAATGAATTACGCAATGCCGTAATCCATAATCTTGGCACAGCACCATTAAGCGGAAAAGCTGGTCAGGTTTACTACAACACTGGATCAAATCAACTATTCTTCCACAATGGAACTAGCTGGCAATCAGCTGGTCAGATTAGTATTACACTCGGCGGAGATTTAAGTGGTACAGCTTCTACAAACGCATCAGGTCAAATAACTCTTAATGCAACAATTGAACCAAACTCCGTTGCTCTCGGCACAGATACTTCTGGAAATTATGTTGCAACACTTTCTTCAACAGACACACACTTAACTATTGCAAACTCTGGCACAGAGACAGCGGCAGTAACAATTGTTACAGATGCTACAGCACTAAATACAGCATCAGCAATAGTATCTAGAAACTCAAACGGCGACTTTGCAGCAGGAACGATTACCGCTAATTTAACTGGAGACGTAACTGGAAATCTAACTGGAGACATTAAGAATACAGACGGAACTGTAATCTTAGATTCTGGTAACTCAAATGCTGCAGCAGTATTTACAGGTAGTGTTGTTGGAAATGCTTCAACAGCAGACAAATTATTAGTAGCACGTAAAATTGAACTTGATGGTGACGTCAAGGGAGAAGTTAATTTTGATGGATCTCAGAATGTAATAATTACAACTGCAATTCAGCCAAACTCAGTAGTTCTTGGAACAGACACAACTGGAAACTATGTAGCTGGAATTTCTGGAACTACAAATCAGATTACAGTAACTGGCTCAGGTTCTGAGTCTGCAGCAGTAACAATAGGTTTACCAGATAACGTAGAGGTTGTTGGAAACCTGCAGGTTGGCGGAAACTTAAATGTTGTTGGAACAGTTAACTCAGTTAATACAACTCAGGTCAACATTGTCGATAACAAGATTAATCTTAATACAGCCTTCACTGGTGTTCCTACAACAGATGCTGGAATTCGTGTAGAGCGTGGAGATGCCGCAGATGTTGAAATTTTATGGAATGAAACTGATGATAAGTGGACACTTACAAATGACGGATCTGCTTACCACCACATTGTTAGAAAGTATGCAGAAACACTTTCTACATCACTTGCAACCTATACTATTTCACACATGTTGGGTTCAGAGGATGTTGTAGTTCAAGTATTTGAAACAGGCGGTTCTAAAGAGCAAGTAGAAGTTGGAGTAGAGCATTTTTCTCCAACACAAGTTAAACTACAGTTTGCTACCGCACCAACAGCTGGAGCTTATAGAGTCGTAATCACTGGATAAGGAGTTAGTATATGTCATCTATAAAAAGACTAGTACCACTTCATGCAGTTGAATTATCAACAGACCCAGCCAATGGAAGAATTGGCGATATTTATTATAATAGTGCTGTAAAAGAATTAAGATTTTATGATGGAACATCATGGCAGCCAGCGGGTGGAGCTATGAGTGGAATTCTTGATCACATCCATACATACGATGGAGATATTTACTCTGTAGAGAACATACAAATACCAAACCCAGGATTTATTGATGGCGGAGATGCATAATGGCATCAGTTATAAGATTACGAAGAGGAACATCTGCTCAATGGGCAGCATCAACAATAGTTCTTGCTACCGCTGAGTTAGGATTAGATACAACATTAAATAAATTAAAAGTTGGCAACGGACTTTACACATGGCCAAATCTTCCTTTTATAAATGTACTTCCTTCCGAGCTTGCAGAGTTATCTCAAGATGCAATTAATAGTGCTTTGGTAGTTGGACTTCATCTTTCTAAAACTTATGACGATGTTGCAAATACAATAACAATTGAATCAACGCTTACAAATGTTGACAACACGTCAGATGCTAATAAACCAATATCTACTGCCACCGCAACAGCGCTTGCACTTAAAGCACCACTAGCTAGCCCTTCTTTAACTGGAATACCAACTGCTCCAACTGCTCTGTCTACAGTAAATACTACACAAATTGCAACTACAGAGTTTGTTCAGACAGCAGTATCTAACCTTGTAAACTCTGCACCAGAAGCACTTAATACATTAAAAGAGTTATCAGATGCACTAGGTGCCGATGCAAATTATGCAACTACAATATCTACTGCTTTAGGACTAAAAGCTCCTCTAGCCTCACCAACATTTAGCGGAACAGTATCATTACCAGCAACAACCTCTATAGGAGATGTTTCAAGTACAGAAATATCATATTTAAATAACGCAACCAGCGAAATACAATCTCAAATAGATCTTAAAGCACCGTTATTAAGTCCAACCTTTACTGGATCGGTAAGTGGAATTACAAAGACAATGGTAGGTTTAGGTAATGTTGACAACACGTCAGATTTAGATAAGCCAGTATCATCTGCAGCATCACTTTTGCTGGGCCAACTACAAACATCGCTAACGGATGGACTTGCAGCTAAAGTTGACAAAGCAACTATTCCATCAATTAAGTCTGAAACAGAATATACCATTAACAATCAAACAGATAGGTATAACAGACTTGAATTTGATCACACAAATCCAATTACTGTAACTATACCTACAAATTTAAATGACCCTTGGCCAGTAGGTTCAAGCTGTGAAATTATGCAAGCTGGAACTGGAAAAATTACGGTAGTTGGTCAGTCTGGGGTAACACTAAATGCACCAGATAATCAATTTAAAACTAGAGTTCAGTGGAGTACGCTTATTCTTGAAAAAAGAAGCGAAAACAGCTGGTTAGTATCTGGAGACTCTGATCTATAATGGGACTGTCAAGAAAAAAAAGAAACATTGTATCTTCAAGGCTAAAAGCTTTTGTATTTTTTCAAGATAGCTTTAACAATTATTTTAAAGGTGGCTGGAAGTTCAGAAGAGGGCAATGGGTAGCTCAAACATATAAAGCAAGCACTGCCTATAGCTCTTCTCTTTATCCGATGGCTTCAGTTCCGATGAAAGATGCAAACGTAACCATTACTATTAAAGATCCAGGTATTGGCTCTGGAGCCGCACTTTGGGTAACAGATGATGGAAATTGGTACGGACTTGTTTCTTCACAAACATTAAGCTCAGGTACTGGCGGATGCTTATCAGCAAATCCTTATAATCCATGTGGCGCAACAAATCCATGTATTGCTACTGGTGGAAATTGTGTTGGTACTGGTGGAAATTGTTCAGCTACTGGCGGATGTTCAGGCACTGGCGGTAACTGTGTTGCTACAGGCGGAAACTATGCAGGATCAAATCCCGAATGTGTTGTTTCAAACCCCTATTGTAATGTTCAATACTCAAATTGCAATACAGGAGGTGGAAATTGCAATAGCAGCGGTGGTAACTGTAATACTAGCGGTGGAAATTGCAATACAGGTGGCGGTAACTGTAGAGCTGGAACTGGAGGAACTTGTGCTAGATATGGATGGTGTGGCATCCCATATGCTACAAGTTATTGGTGCTGCAATTTATATAACCCTTACAATCCTTGTCCAAGTAGAAACCCTTACAACCCATGTGTAAATATTAACCCGTATAATCCTTGTGTTAACGTTAACTACTATAACCCATGTGTAAATGTTAATCCATATAACCCATGTGTAAATATAAATCCATATAACCCTTGCGTAAACGTTAACCCTTATAATCCATGTGCGTCAATTACATGGGTTGATTATTACAATCCAGTTGATCCATGTGGCTCCACAAACCCATATAACCCTTGCGGATCTTCAAACCCATATAACCCTTGCGGAGTTATTAATCCATATAACCCATGTGGATATGTTAGCGCATACAACCCTTGTGGAGCTGGAGGAAACTGTGCTGGAACTGGTGGGTCCTGTAATACATACGATAATACTTACCCAAGATATTTAAAGCTTATTAGGTTTGCTTCAAATGTCGCAACCACCTTAGCTACCATAACCCTAGACGCAATAACAAGCTATACCCCAATTAGAGGTTTAAAGGTTCAGGTTTCAAATGCCACTAAGGGAGGAACTACAGCAACGGTAACAGCCAAAGTCTATTCTGATACTGCAATGATCACTCAAATTGGTAGCGATTTGATATATAACGCAACAGGTGTTAATATTGTAACTAACTACGGAATAGTTGTTTCTCCAAGCAGCTATAACGAAGATAAATCACTTGGGGAAATAACAATATCGTGAGGAGTACATCATGACAAATAGCATTCCAACCTGGGAAAGAATAGGATCAGGAGAGGGACCAGCTCAGATACCTTTTGCTTTAATCCTAGATGGCGTTGTACAGCAAGTTATGTCAACAAATACAGCTACCGCATCTCTTTTGCTAGAAGGACCACAAATCATAAGATGCAATGATGATACTGAAGTAGGAATGACAGCTGAAGAAGCGGCCTACAAAGTAACACCTTAATAGAATAGAGAAGTAATTGAAATTAATAAAGTTTATTCCGTTTGGCGGAAGGAAAAACCTTATGCCACCATCTGTTTCAAAAATTCCACAATGGTGGAAAGATGGTGAGCTAGTTCAATCTAATGGTGAGGCTGGATTAAAATCCTGTATTCCATTTATGGAAATAATGATGACAGGATACACAGTCAACTTGCCTTTTGATATATTTGTTTCAAAAAATGATGATGGAACAATTAACTTAAGATGGAACGCTCCAAATGAAAGTGGCTGGCCAACCTTTGTTGCAGAAAGACCACAAGAGCTTGGAAAAACTATTCCACGCCCTCCAGGACATTTACAAAATAGTTTTGTGTGGTCGTCTCTTTGGGCCTGGAAAACTCCAAAAGGATACAGCTGTATAGTTACTCATCCATTTAATAGATTTGATTTACCATTTACAACCGTATCTGGAATAATTGACTCAGATAAATTTCAAGGAAATGGAAACATTCCATTTTTTTTAAAAGAAGATTTTCAAGGAGTCATTCCAGAAGGCACACCAATAGCTCAATTATTTCCATATAAAAGAACTAAATGGAGATCTTGGATTGACGATTCGGACATTCCAGATATACAAAAAAATCAAACTTCTACTTTAAGAGAGCCTGACGGTTCATATAAAAAAAGATTTTGGATTAGGAAGGTCTACGAGTGATATTTAAAAGAAAAAATAAAATTGAAAAAATTAACCCAAAAACAGACAACTTTAAAGAACCAAAAAATTATCACGAGGCTAAAAAAATATATTCAATTGCTTTAGTGTTAGACAACGAAGTTCAAGACATAATAAGAACAGAAGAAAGGTTATGGGCAATGTTAATGAGCAATCCATTAATAATAGACACCACAGACCTTGAGATTAAGCCAGCTTTAAACTGGGAATATAATGAAGAAACAGGAGAGTTTACAAATCCAAATGCGATACAGCCCAATAGCGAAGAAGATCAAAGCCTTATCTGAGGATATTTACATAGACTGGGAAAAACCTTCCCCAGCCTCAAAAGAAATACCAGCATGGTTTAAAAAAATCCAAGCTGTAAATGACGAAGAACACGATATGACTATTAAAAAGTGTATACCATTTCTGGATACTTTGACAACAGGATATATGTTTAAGACATCTGCGGATGTAATCTATGATGAAGAATATAACAGATTTTTAGAAAACGGTGTTTCTGAAACAGTTACTCTTCACCCTACTTTTCAAATAGAAAATATGGAGATCGATAGTAATCTACACCCACTTCCATACAAATGGATTAATAAGTTTATGTGGCAAACTCCTAAAGGATACAGCACCATGTTTCTTCATCCTTTAAATAGAACAGATTTGCCATTTCAATCTATTTCTGGAATAGTAGATACAGATGATTTTCCTCTCTCCGTTCAATTTCCATTTTTTATGAAAAAAGGTTTTTCTGGTTTAATTCCAGCAGGAACCCCAATAATTCAAGCAATACCTTTTAAAAGAGATGACTGGGATCTTAAATTTCCAGACCAAGAACAGTCTTACGAGTACGAAGGATTTTGGAATTGGTTTCAGCCTCCAATGGCAAAGTATAAGAGACAGTTTTGGAAGAGAAAGCGCTATCAGTGAAAGACAACAAAACTCCATGGGATCTATTTAAATCTAAAAAGCCTGAAAAGGTATCTTTAGAGGATGATGTAAAAAAGGACTACATAAACGACGACGGCTTCTTGGTGCCAGAACAAACTCTAGCTTTTTATGCTACTAAAGACACTAGGCATAATCTATCAGATGTAATAGAAAGTTTAATCGGACACCCAAACAGAGACTGGTTTGCAGTAACAGCATTTTCTTTTTGTCTTCCCCTAACAATAGCTAACCAATACGGATTTGTTGTTAAGTCTAACTGGGATATGGAAATAACCTGGGATGGAAATATAGAAAGTGCTCCACAAATTAAATCAGAAGGCTGGCAAAACCATGATTCTATTCAGCCCATAATAGGAGATTTTGCTAATGGAATAATTAGCCTAGAAAATAAATTTATAGTAAGAACTCCAAGAGATACTAATTTAATGATTATGCAGCCCCCAAATTATTTTATACCAGGTCTACATACAATGAGTGCGGTAGTCGAAGCAGATAATCTGAGAAGAAACTTTACTTTTAATATAAAGGTAACTGAGCCAAATAAAATTATAAATATTAAAAAGGGTGACTGGCTTGCGGCTTTTATTCCTATACCAAGGTTTTACGTAGACAGCTTTGAGCTAAAAGACGCATTTAAGCTTTTTGGTGATGAAGTAATAAAAAATGAGCTTGAGTCCATGCATAAGCTTGGTTGGGAAAGAAATAATCAGGACTATGATAAAATTAATGGTTCAGGAAGAAGATACTTTAAGGGAAAGCATGTAAATGAAACCCTATACAGAAATCATCAGAAAAGGGCAGGGTTAAGAGATGGATAACAACGATATCCCCAAGTGGAAAAACGTACCAGCCAGACCATGGGACCTATTTAACAAAAAAATAGGCAGAGTTCCTGTAGAGGTTGCGGCAGAAAGATTTGATATATGTAAGGCTTGCCCAAGGTATGTTAAGTCTACACATCAATGCTTAGAATGCGGATGTATTATGAATTTAAAAGTTAAGCTGCCAAACGCAGAATGCCCATTAGGTCATTGGGGACAATTTGACCTAGAAGAAGATCTAGACACAAAAGAAGAGTAGCGATTTATGCTTTATTTAAGGTATAATTAAAGCATGGCTACGTCATTTCCAACCTCAAAAGATACTCTGATTAATCCACAACCTACGGATTCACCAGAACTAGTCTCACATGCCGCCCAGCATGCTAATGCAAATGACGCAATAGAAGCCCTTGAAACTAAAGTCGGAGTCAACAACTCTGCTGATGCTACATCCCATGATTATAAGATTAGAACCCTTGAGTCCTATGCAATTAGCTATGAGACTGCCCAGGATGCCGCAGGAGCCCTTTTAGGACATACAAACCATACAAACCTTATAGCTACCTATGATGATGTTTTAAATGAAGTAAGACTATCAGTTGCCGCACCAGATGTAGCAAGAACAATCTACCAAACAGCTTTAAATGAAACTGGAGCAACAATTCCAAAGGGAACTCCAATTTACATATCTGGAGCTGTAGGAGCTTCAGGTAAAATAAAAATATCTTTAGCTTCATGTGTTTCAGATTCTTCATCTAGTAAAACTTTTGGATTTACCGCAGAATCAATTATAAATGGCGGAGAAGGACAGGTAATTACAGAAGGACTTCTTTCTGGCGTAAACACATCAGCAGCTTTAGATGGAGATCAGGTATGGCTAGGCTCAACACCTGGCACAGTTTTTTATGGATCTGCAAATAAACCAGTAGCCCCTCTACACTTAGTTTCTCTGGGAGTTGTTGTCCGTGGAGAAAATACAAATAACGGATCTATATTTGTTAAGGTTCAAAATGGATTTGAGCTTGAAGAACTACACAATGTATTAATTAAAACTCCATCCAATAGCCAAGCGCTTGTATACGATTCAGCTTCAGGCTTGTGGAAAAATATAAGCATAAATGCTGGAACTGGAATAACCAAAACATATACAGCAGTTCCTCCAAACTATCGTGGAGATTATGATAATGGTGCATACTATGCAATAGATGATGTTGTTAGTATTCCAGCAGGAAGTCCATATGGAATAGTTGGATCATATTTTATAAGATCTGGTAATCCAGGAAATCCTGGGTATCCTCCAGAGCCAGGTGGAGCAACAAATGCATCATGGACATTATTTAATTTTTCATCAGCTATTACAATAGGTGTAGACACTTCAGTAATAGCAACACAAACTTATGTAACTACAGCAATATCTAATCTTCTAGATGGAGCTCCTGCCGCCTTAGACACTCTAAATGAATTGGCAGCAGCAATTAACGACGATGCTTCATATGCAGCAACAATAACTACGGCATTAGGCACAAAATTAAACTCAACAACAGCCGCAACAACCTACCTTGCCCTTGCAGATACAGATGAAAGAATTCAAGATGTTGTTGGCGGAATGGTCTCATCAAATACAGAAGGCGGAATTGAGGTTACATATGATGACCCAACAGGAAAGCTTAACTTTAGCGTCACACCTACACTTATAACAGAGTTTGTAGAATCAGCTCAAGATGCATCAGCTGCATTATTAAATCACTCTGACCACAATAAAATTACAGCAACATATAATGACGAAACAAATAAGGTTATTCTAAATGTTGACGAACCAATTAAGGTTAGCGTATCAGCTCCAGCAAATCCATTAAATGGAGATAGCTGGTTTGACCATCAGACTGGGGTTTTATATGTTTATGACGGATCATATTGGATTGAAGTTTCTGGAGGAACAGGATTTACAGCTAGCGGAATAAATGATTTACCAGACACTATTAATTATTTAGATGGCGCCACAAGCAATATACAAAACCAATTAAATTTAAAGGCACCACTTTCATCTCCAGCTTTAACTGGAATTCCTACATCAATAACAGCGGCGGTTGATAATAATACAACTCAGATTGCAACAACTGCATATGTAGTGGGTCAAGGATATGCTAAGTCTGCTTCTCCAACATTTACTGGAACAGTTGTGCTTCCATCAACAACGTCAATTGGAAATGTAACTTCAACAGAGTTAGGCTACGTAGATGGAGTAACATCTTCAATACAAACTCAAATTAATACAAAATCTCCTTCAGCTTCTCCAACATTTACTGGAACAGTAGTTTTGCCAGGAACGACATCAATAGGAACAGTTGATTCAACAGAAATAGGATATCTTGATGGAGTTACATCTAGCATTCAGACACAAATAAATTCAAAGCTTGCAACAACAGCATTTACATATGCAAACATTTCAAAAACTTCGTATACAAATGTTGGATCGCTCCCAGCCGCTGGTACAAACTCTGGAAAAGTTCTTTATGTTCAAGCCGACGGATATATATATTATTCTACAGGCGCAACCTGGGTAAAGATTGCAAAGTTTAATGATACTACATCATTGACTTATAATATTAATTCTCTAACAGACGTTGACACTGGAACTACAGCGCCATTGGTAAATCAAGTACTAGGATGGAACGGAACAAATTGGGTTCCCGTGAATCAAAACTCAGCAACTCCACAAATAACATTGTCAGACATTACAGATGTTAATCTTTCTCAAGCTCCAACAGAAGGAGACGTACTTGCTTACGATGGAGTAGATTGGGTTGCCGCTATTCCAACTGCACCAGCCGTAGCATTTGCAGATCTTTCAGACGTCTATATAACATCAGATCAAATTTCATATCAAGCAATAACAAGATTAAAAGTAACCGCTTCTGGAACTTCTGGATATATTTTTGGCGATCAATATAATAACTCTGTTAATCCTACAGTATATGCTATATCTGGAACAACAATAGCATTTAGATTATTAGTTCCAGGCCATCCATTTTTAATTCAAACTTCAGGCGGAGTCAATTATAATTCTGGTTTAATTCATGTGGACTCTGATGGAATTGAAAGCTATGGAAGTGATGCACAAGGAAAGACTTCTGGCACCCTCTATTGGCAAATACCTTTTAACACTACTGGCAATTATAAATATCAGTGCAGCATACACTCAGGAATGAATGGAGTTATTACAATTAAGGATATCTCTATAATATGATAATGGAAACAGTGGGAATATGGCAGTGGAAAACTGAAGAAAGCGAAAACGCACCTTTCTTAAATTTAACTATTAAAAATACTATAGAAAATAAAACAATTTTTATTTCTGACGTTGTTTGGGCGGTTGGCAGAGAAGATTTCTTAGCAGGAGTTTATAAGACAGCTATTGAAACTCTAGATGGAGCAGACCATTGCTGCTATGATGGTAAAGTTTCGTTAGTAGAGGAGATTTAATATGGCAACATTTTTTCCAGCAAATCCAGTAGTTAATCAAGAATATAATGGTTACAAGTGGAACGGTGAAGCCTGGCGCATTATCAATGTCGAAAGGGAAACAGCCCAAGATGATGTTGCAGCAATGCTTACTCATACCGATCATCAAAATATAACTGTTACTTATGATGACGCCAACAATAAAGTTATATTTACAGGATTTCCTCAGCTAACCCAAGAGCAGGTCCAAGACTACCTTGCCCCGCTATTTACACACGGAACAAATTCAAATATTACAGCAACATATGATGACGTAACTAACAAGATGATGCTTGAAGCAGTTATTCCTCCATCAAAAGCATATATGTCTGTTATGGCACCAGCCACTCCTATTGATGGACAGATATGGTTTGACACAGATGAGGCAAGAGCTGGGGTAACTGGAGCATTAAAAATATGGAATGCTTTAACCACCGAGTGGGTATTTTTAAATCCTGATTTATCTAAATCAACAACAAATACATGGACAGCAAATAATACATTTAACAATGGTGTAATTATTGGACTTGGCGCAGCTCCAACATCACCAGTTGCAGGACAAATTTATTATAACTTAACATTAGAAAAACTTAAAATATTTGACGGTGAGCTTTGGCAAGATGTTCAAGGTTCAGGCGGTGGCGGTGGCCTCAGCTTAACTGCTACAGACCTTACAGTTCCACCAAGCACCTTTTTTGTTGGATTAATTGCTCCTCCAAGCGGTGCCACAAATACTGGTGACTTATGGATTGATATTGATGATGACGCTGGAGAAACAGAATTTATTTATGCAGGTCCAGAAGCTCCAACAAATTACGGAACAGACACTTTGTGGATTGATACAGATGAACCAATCACAGAATTAATTTATAGCGCAAATGAGCCAGCAACTCCATCTTATACAGGAGAGCTCTGGATAGATTTAGATGATACTTCTGGTCAATCAATATTATCTTCAACTACTGCCCCATCTCCTTCAGAAACAGAATTTTGGTTAGACTTAACATCAGAAGAAGGATCAATATCTTATACAAATGTATCAGATCTTCCGCTAGCATCAGCATCTTTAGGTGTACTAGCTTATGTTACTTCAAATCAATCTTTATATATTGGAACAAGTCAAGGCTGGAAGAAATTTTATCCTAACTATGATTCGGAAGCATTAGTCTGGATGGGCTTTTGATAACTAATTATAGTATAATTAAGGCGAGGTATCAAACATGTCATTAAAACGTTGGAACGGCTCAGCTTGGGTTGTAGTCGCAGGATCACGTCCTGGAGCACAAGGTCCTCAAGGACTTCCTGGTGCTGCAGCAACCGTTTCTGTTGGTACAGTAACAACACTACCTTCAGGATCAACACCAACTGTTGTAAATAGCGGAACATCAGCAGCAGCAGTTTTAAATTTTAGTCTTCCAGCTGGCACAGCAGGTCCAGCAGGTACTCCAGGAGCCGCAGGACCTCAAGGAACGGCAGGACAGAGAGGTTCCTATAACTACACTGGAATAGCAAATCCAACTGGTTTAAATCCAGCCTCACCGCTTGGTTTAGATAATTATTTAAACACAACAACTGGAGATTGGTTTCAATATAATGCTGGAACTACAACTTGGACATTGCAAGGAAATATTAGAGGGCCACAAGGTCTTCAAGGTATCAAAGGTGATACTGGAGCGGTAGGTCCTTCTGGTAATGAACTAGCAAATGCTATACTAGAGGAGACTACGGTTGCTAGAGTTGACGCTATGCTTAATCTAGGCTTGTATTATCCAAAATATACAAGTACTCTCACGCAAACACAGCTTAACAGTAGATTCGCAGCATCAAGTTATTTATTTTAGGGAGAAAAAATGGCAAGAAGACAAATAGAAGAAACATACTATACATTTAACCCAGCAACAAACACTATTGTTGTCCCTAGAATTATTCTTCAAGACCGTCTTATGCTTATTACAAATACCACTGCGGGTAAGGTAATTTATAATTTTGCAGATAACACTACTAATGCTTATAGCTTTACAATATCAAATGAGGTTGGGTACGACCCATCAACAACTATTGTATTAAAGTATAATTGTAATGGAATGAATGCTAACGATAAGTTGGCAATTATTGTAGATGAAGTTGCAGAAACAATGACATTTACAGAGCCACTATTAGATGCTGTAAATAAGCTTCGTGTAGCTCCTCCACAGTCACTTATCGATACAGACTTTGAATATGGTGTTCAGGGATCTAAGTGGGAAGCTTTAGTTCTTACGGCAAATTACCCATCATTCTTCTCTAGAGCAACTGGAGGAAATTCATTTGACCTTCAATCAATGACAGGAGATGGAGCATCACCAAGATCATTGGTTACAGTTAACGTTATATCCCCAGCTACAGACCTTGCCGCTGGAGACGTTATATCAGTACAAGATTCATTAAGTCCACTATCAGAAGGAACATACCCAATTCAATCAGTATCATCTGATGGATATACATTTACTTTCAGAGCTTCTGGAGTAGTTAGCGGAAACTTAAGAGACGGAACTCTTACAGCAGTAACTGGCGGAGGAATTTATGACAATGCTCATATTCCAGGAGGAAATACTGCATCTGGTTTGAACGGATGGTCAGCATACTCTGACGAAGCAACAGAATCTACTATTACAGTAACAACAAGCAATCCACACGGCTTGCTTCCAGGAACACCAATTCTTATTGGAAATCAGAATGCTGCATGCCCAATATCAGGAACATGGAGAATATTTAACGTATCTACTCCAAACCAATTTAAATTTAAAATGACATCTGCTGTCACAAACTCTTCAATGACTACATCTGGCGTAGGGCTTTATGCCAAGCCAAATGGATACGTACAGCACCGCCCATTTGATGGTGGAGTTATTCTTTCTACAACCGACAACGTTTGCGGAGTTAGAGTAATACGTCAGACACGTAGATACTTTAGATATCAGTCAGGTAAAGCAATGCAGTTCTCTACTGGTGTAAAGTTCACTCCTACTTTTGATATTGATGGTATTACTGTAGCTGGCGTTCTTCCAGGAAGCCAAACAGTTACAGTTCAAACAATTCAAGACCACGGATTGCAGCCAGGAGCTAAAATTAAAATTGAGGGTGTTGTAACAGCTGGTTCATACAATCCATGGAATGGAAAGTTTACAGTAACAAATATTCTTGGAACTAACTCATTCCAGTATAATATGGTTTTAACACAAGGACTTCAGGCAACAGATCAGTTCCCAGGTGGTATTGATGTAAAAGCAACTGTTTATGAGTGGGACGGAGCTGCAACACGTTGTGGTCTTTTTAATGACCAGAACGGATTCTTCTTTGAGTACGATGGAACATATTTATACGCAGTAAGAAGATTTACAAAGAAGGAATTATTCGGAAGACTTTCTGTTACACAAAATTCAAATGTTATTACAGGAACTGGAACAAGATTTAGAAAGCAGTTGTTGGTTGGAGAGCAAATCGTTATCAAGGGTGCTAACTACACCGTTGCAGAAATATCTAGCGATACAAGATTAGTAGTTACTCCAGCATACAAGGGTGCGACAAACGCAACATCAAGATATCTTATAACACAAGAAATTCGTGTACCTCAAACCGAGTGGAGCATGGACAGAATGGACGGCACAGGTCCTTCAGGATATACTCTTGACACAACTCAAATGCAGATGGCTTATATCGACTACACTTGGTATGGAGCAGGATTCATCAGATTTGGATTTAGAACTACTGAAGGTAATATTGCTTATTGCCACAGAATGCCTAACAACAATACAAATACAGAAGCTTACATGCGCTCTGGTAACCTTCCAGCAAGATACGAAGCAATTAACTCACCATTCTTTAATACTAAGTTAAAGGCTGGTGGAAATGGAATTGTAGGTTCTGCACTTGCAGCTTCAGAAATCCTTATGTATGTAGATAGCATTAAGTTCTGGCCAACTGAAGGCTGGTTAATTATTAAGGATTCTTCAGCGGTAGAGCTATGCTCATATACAATTACAAACCCTGTATATAATCAAACTGCTCAGGGATATGCTATAAATATTAATCGTAGACAACCCATGACATCGTTCTTTGGTGGAACACCATGGGCGCTAAGTGGAACTAATAACCAAATTACATTTACTCCAGACTCAACAATTACAAATGGCTCTGGAACATCTCAGGTATCAGTCCAAACTATCACTAATACATGCGCCCCAGTTATTTCACACTGGGGATCATCAGTAATTATGGACGGAAGATTTGATGACGATAAGAACTTTATCTTTACCGCTGGTATGCAGAGATTTATGAATATTGCAGGTTCTGGTACAGTAACAGCAAAGGTTACTTCAAAGTCAGCAACAGCTGGACTAGCAACTTTAACAACAGCAGCAAACCATGGACTTCAAGCAGGATATCCAGTAACAGTATCAGACGTAAACACAAGAGCTGTTATTACCTCAATAGTAAGAACTTCAGCTTCAAGCCTTACATTTACTACTTCTGGAGCACACAACTTTGTAGCAGGGTATAACGTAACTTTGGCAAATACAGTTCTTTCAAATAGAAACCAAACAGGAGGAATTGTTACCAATGCAATTCTAAACGTAGCAAACGGAGTAAGAACTATTGATACCACTCCAACTACAAATACATTTACAATTACACTAGCTGGCGCATATGGATACACAGCACAAACTCAGGGACCAACAGCTCTAGCAACAGAATCTTCAACATTTAATGGTTTATACACAGTATCAGCTGTTACAGCAAATACAATTCAGTACAACATAACTCACTCAGGTACCGTTCCTGCTTCTATTGTTACTCCAAACGGAAGCGTTCAGCAATCATTCGGTTCAGCGGCCATTCCAAGACCTCTGATCTCAATTAGAATTGCTCCTTCTGCAGATAACGGAATTGGAAGAAACTATGGTATTCGTGAAGTTATTAATACAATGCAGCTACAACTCTCAGAGCTTGGAGTTCTTGCTCAAGGAACATTCCTTATCCAAGGTCTATATAACGTAGCTAAATTCCCAACAGGAGTTAATATTCCTGGAGATTGGGAACTTAAGAGAGTGCCAGGCGGATCTTTAGCTCAAGTAATTTATCATGATGGAACTGGTGATGTTGGTACAACAGTGACAACTCCTTTAACAACAGTTCAGGGCGGAGACCAGGCATTTGCCTTCTACGTATCTGGTACTTCAACAGATTACAATACAACAACATTTAACCTTTCAAAGGTTAGAGATCTTGGAACATCTATTCTTTCTGGAAATGGTAACTCTAGCGCTCCAGGATTCCCAAATGGTCCAGATATTCTTACAATCGTAGCAACTAACTTAGGTTTAACATCTTCAGATATTTCAGCTCGTCTTTCATGGACTGAAGCTCAGGCTTAAAAGGGAGAAAAAGTGCCAGACTATAGCACACTCAATGATGAAATCGCAGTCTTAAAATCTAAGATTGACGGATTAACATCTCAAACTCTTACAGCAGAAAGCATCATGTACGTTGCTGAGTCTCTTACAATTTTAGGTGAACTTCTAGGCGTAAAAGATATTGTTGGCGCAACAGCAGCGGCAATATTACAAGTAAATACCGCAAGAGATACAGCAATAGATGTTGTTAATAGCACAGCAAATGGAGCAGCAGTCTCAAATCTGCAAACTCAATATACCAATCTACAAGCATCTTATAACAACATTGAGCCAAGAACCAACTCTCTTGAAGGACAAATAAACTCACAATCTTCAGCAATTGCAACAGCATCAGCACAGGCTGCAGCAGCATCATTTAACCCATGGCAAATAATTACTGGAACCTCATACCAATCATTTTCAAAAGATAGATTGATGGTAGTTCCAGTTGCAACACAGGTTATTACATTACCACCTGGACCTGCTATCGGTGATGTCGTTGAAATTATAGATATTGCTGGAACAGCAGCAACAACAAACTTTACAATTAATAGATCTGGAGAAAAAATTCAAGGTCTAGCAGAAAATCTTGTATTCAACGTTAATGGCAAAAGAATTAAATTATTATACACAAACATAACATACGGATGGAGGATCATCTAATGCCAGATTTAAATTCGGTTCTTACTTTAGGATCAGGACTCAAAGCAGCAGATCTAGCAACTATTGGTGTTACTGGTACAGCACTTGGTATTACACCAGCCTCACTTGGAGTTGTTGATGCCGAGTCAAGACTTTTTAGAGAAGTAACTGACGGAACTCGTCGCCCGTACATGATCCCAACAATTAATACTGTTAACGAAAGAAACCAGTCATGGTGGCAGATCTGGTCTTCTGGAGATCCTTGGACAAGCTATTATAATTATTTAACTGGAACAACTCAAGCGGACTGCGAAAGAGCATTCTGGTTCTCCCTTGGAACTAATACTAGACAAAATACCGTAGGCTATGCAACTAGCTCAGGCTACGCAAATGGTGAAATTGTATACGCTAAAAACTCTATGGTTGGAAATGACAGCGTTCATATTGCTCACAATAGAAACACAGCATACTCACCATTTAGACTTAAGACAATGTTCCTTAGAAATCATCATCCTTCATTAACTAAAACAGTAACAATGTATGGCCACTATAGTAATTATTGGGCATCAGGTCATGATGGTTCTGGAGTGTGTATTGGAACACCTAATCAAAATGGATCCTATAACGCAGTAACCGATATTAACTGGACAGTTCCAGTAAACAGAACTGGCGGAAACTCTTATTACGAATGGTCGTTTAACGTTGCCATTCCTCCAAAAACAACAGTCTCAGTTACACAGACAAACACAATGTACTACTGGCAATCAGGTTATGTTGCTTGGTACCTAGATTCAAATATGTTCTACGATCTACACACAACATTTTCTGATTTCTGGGTTCAGCCAGATTTAAAGATGACACATGCAGCGGCAACATATAACGATCAAGATAATCAATTTAATATTAAGACATCATATAAGATATGGAATAGAACAGCCCAGATGTTTGGAGATAGATAATGTCAGAATCAAGATATATGACTTTTACAGAAGAGGGAATTCAAGCCTCCTCTAGTCTTTTTGAATCAGACCCAGGAGAAGGCTGGTATAAAGTACCTCTAGAAATAGAAGGAAAGCTTTATAAATTAGTGGACGGAAAAGTTTCACCTATGACCGTAAAACAAAATAAAGACTACGTTGCAAAGCTTCAATACGATGCAACAATGGCTTATGCTAGATTTGAAAGAGATAAGAAGTTATCCGAGTCTGATTGGACTCAGCTAGCGTCTTCTCCTCTGTCTGATGCTAAAAAAGCTGAATGGGAAATATACAGACAGGCTCTTCGTGATTACTTATCAGTATTAGGTAATGATCCAGAAGCTCAGTTCCCAGCAGAACCGCAATAATAGCGGCCATGCTATAATTAATACAAAGAGGTGGTAGTAAAAAATGACTGACTATTCAACACTTGGCACCCAAGTAACACTGGCCAAAAATAAGATTGATGCTTTAACAAGCTCAACTCTTGATGCCCAGGACCTAGTATTCTTAGCAAAAGCTTTAGAGACTCTAGGAAACTTGCTCGGAGTCAATGATATTATTGGAGTAACAAATAGCTCTATTACAAGCGTTCAGAGCGCTGCAGCAGGTCAGGTCAACCTTGTAACTGCCGCTGGAGCAACACAGATTGCAGCAGTAAACACATCTGGTACAACACAGATAGCACTCGTCGCAGCAGCAATTAGCAACTATACTTTATACGCAAACATGGGAGTAATATAAAATGGCTACAATTAGCTTACCAGCAAGACTATACAGCGGCGTAGTACCAAACACATCAACACAGATTTGGACATGCCCAGCAGGTGAAACAGATGTTATCACATCAGTTACAATTGCTAATCTAACAAACGTTGCAAACCAGTGCACACTGAGCTTTGCAGGAACAGAATTCTTCAAGAACCTAGACTTGGCCCCACGCCAAATCACAGTGCTTGATTTTAAGCAAGTATTAAACGCAGGAGATGCAATCACAGTATCAGCATCAGTAGCAAGCGCAGTAAGCTTGTTCATCTCTGGCGTAAAAGTAACAAATATCTAATAATAGAAATTTAGGAGAAATTTAAATGGCAGTAGCAAATAGCACGATACAGCTAATCATTCCAGGTATTGATAAGCTTATTGCAGATAGCTTTACAACAACTCTAGCCTCTAATGCAACCGTTGCTGCTATTCAAACTAACTTACAAAATGCTGGATCGTTAACTGAGATTAATGCGGCGTTAGCAGTTCTTACTGCAGACGTAGATGCTTTGCCAGGTAAAGAGCCACTCCCATATTTTGCCACATTCTCAAACTTTAATAATGATCCAAGAGTATCTATTTACAATAGCGATATGCGTGAAGTATATAATGGCAAGCCAGATACAAATGCTGAAATGTGGTCATCTTGGACTGGATTAAACTATACAAACGGTAACATTGGTTCAAACGGATGGACATCCTATTGGATGGGATCAACATCATTTTACCAAGCAGATACACACTGGTACTTTAGAGTAAGCGAAGGATACAACAATCCAGGATTTGCAATGAATCCAGACGGACAGGATTCAAACATGCCTTACTGGGGAGTTATAATTGGCAACACTGGTAAGAGACAAAAAATTTCTTTATTTAATAGCAATAGCACATTAAGAGTGTATCCTAGAGGTGTTCAGAATGGATGGCTTGAGGGAATTGATCTAAACTCAACTACATATGCAACCTGGTTCGGTGGAACAAGCTACGGCATGAATTCATACAATGAAAGAACAGGAACACTTATTGTTATAGAAGCTAAAGACGGAAGCAACAACTACCGCCTACATAGATGGATTAACACTGGAACAAATAGATCATTTAACCAATCAAACTTCAAGGCTGGAATGCTCCATAGATTTGTGTCAGAGGCAAAAGCTGGAATTACAGTAGGCGGAGGAGTAGCTTCATATAACTTCTATGACTTCCAGTGGCAAGCAAACTCTTCACAAAACTATAATGAATCAAGATACAGAATGCGTCTTGTTGCAGGAGATAATGGAATTATAGGAATGCAAAGATTCGTACCTTCTAACATTACTCATTATGCAACATATAACCCAGCGTCTTCAACTTTAAGCACAGCATTTAATACAATTTCAAACACAACGTCATATGGTATTGAACAAGGCGGAAAGTATGGCGCTAGACATATGATTACTTGGGATAATTACTGGGTAGCAGCATATAATGTATACTATTACTACGGCTCTGGAATGAATGTATTCTTTATTGATACTAGAGATCCAAGAAATTACTTTACTGGTCAATATGGAGATACAAGCAATGGTTGTGCACTGGTTCCGTTTGATAAGAACAAATTTATGTGGTCATACCATGTGTCCAACTCAGATGGAACATCTGGACAAAGACTTGCTATTGTAGACCTAGAGGGTCCATTAAAGTATGGAAGAACACTTTCTGGTACAATTGCTAATGGTGCTAATATTGATGTATCAAAGAATATAATGAACGGTATCTTTGATACAAAGTACACAAGCACAAACTATACATGGCTAATGCCAGTACAACGCTGGCCAAGAAATATTTAAAGGAATAGGGAGAACAAAATGAAAATAAGCTTTATGCTAGGTGAAGGATTTGTAGGTCAATTCCTTGAAAATGGAGAATATGATATTCCAGTTGAGTCTGATCTACCTCACCGTTTTGAGCTAAAGGACGGAGTAGTCGTTGACAAGTACAACGGCGTATCTGACGACGAAGTAAGAAGAATTGATCATGAAACAGCAATGGCAGCTCGTGAAGCAGTAATTGCTGCAGTTGAAGCAGGGGATGAAATAGAGGCAAACATTCCACCTGAGCTTCCACCTTTACAGGCTGTAGCCCCAGCAGAGGATAACGAGTAATATGCCAATAACACAGACCCCTTCTTCCGTAGTGCCAGCCCTATGGACATACACATATGTTCAGGCTCCCATCAATGGACAAGGAAACCCTTATTTTAATATTCCTTCTCAGTTCACAGACCTTGGAACAAAGACTTCTGGAACTTTGACTCTAGACCTAGCAACATCAAATGTATTTAAGGTAGTTGCAGGCGGAGCATTTACAGTAGCATTTTCAAATATTGCTGCAACAGCAAATACAGCACAGTTTTGGCAATTAGAAATTAAATCTGGTGGAAGTTATGTTCAGACATGGCCAGCATCAGTTATCTGGGACGGCGGAGGAGCTTCAAACATCTCTCCAGTTCTTTCCCTTGACACAACAGTACTAAACTTTTACACAAGAAATAACGGAACAACCGTTTACGGATCATACGCATATTCTGATTTGAAGATATAAGAGGAGTAATAAATGGCAATTTCAACTAGCAGCACATCAATAGACCTTCCTGGCATTGGAGCCACAATGGTATCCAATTTGGATGCCGCTCTAAATGCTAGCCCAACAATGCTGAATATTCTTTTAAACTCAAGCCTTTCAACAGGCTTAAGCTCAGTAAACACAACAATTACTTCAATTAGAACAAAGGTTAATGATCTTCCTAATAAGTATCCCCTACCTACATTTGCAACATTTGCAAATTATAATAATACTCCAGGATGGACTATTTATGATAGCGAAATGCAACCAATTGGCGGAGCAAATGGTTCTACAGACTTTGAAATTCAAAATGATTACACAGGACAAAACTACACAACAAACAACTGGTCATCAAACGGCGTAACAAACAGCTGGTCTGGGGCAACACCAATGCACCAGCAAGACGGAGATTGGTACTGTAATATTCCAGGAAGAGGTTTTGGTCCAGAAGGAATTTGGGCACGTAACCGTGGAACTATGGATTCATTTATGCCTTACTTTGGAACAGTAATTGGAAACCGTGGATTAAGACAACAAATGTCTTTAAGATCAGCAGATGCTCAGCTTCAAATTATGCCTAGAGGTGCATCAAACTATATTGAAAATTTAAATTTAAATACAGCAACATACGCAACATGGTTCGGCGGAACTACATACGGATCAGCTTCTTATAACCAAAGACAGAAGAAGCTAATTGTTATTGAAGCTAAAGATGCATCTAATAATTACCGTATGCATATTTGGCGCAATACAAACACAGGAAGAGATTTAAACTCAGAAACACACGATGTCGGAACTCTTCACTTATTCTTATCAGAAGCTAAGACTGCTGGAACTCCAGCAGCTACAACAACTGGTGTCTACTACTACTACAATGATTTTCAATGGCAGGAAAATAGCTCACAGAGCTATACAGAGTCACGTTATAGACTACGTGTAACAGCGGCAGATAATGAGCATGTCGGTATATCAAGATTTGTTCCAAATACTATTACTCACTATGCAACATTTCTTCCTAACATTGCAGGAACTACTGGAACGTTAACAACTAGAGGTGGAGTTGGAAACACAACCTCATACGGTTGGGACCAGGGTGTACAATATGGAATTAGAAGTAATATAACATGGGACAACTACTGGTTAGCTTCATATTCACCATACTACTACTATGGCGCAGGAATGTGTGTAGTATTTAATGATACTAGAGACCCACGAAACTTCTATTTTGGAAGATATACTCAGACGGGAAATGGATGTCAGTTGGTACCATTTAACGAGGACAAGTTCTTGTTTAATGACTCAACAGAAAATTCAGACGGCAACGTTGGAATGAGATTATCCGTTGTAGATCTAGGCGGAATCTTTGAGTTCGGTAGAGATGCAACAACATCTGGAATTGCAAATGGTGCAACAATTAATCTTCGCCCAACCACTATGCTTTATAGCTTTGATACTAGATATACATCTACAAACTATCCAGGATTAATGCAGCCAACATCTTGGACGAATGGATAAAAGATGTATTATGCAATTGTTAAAGCCAATAAGATAGAGAAGTTTGGCACTCTAAAAGACTTATTCCCTACATCTGGATTTCCACCAACTGGACCAGACGAAGAATTTATGAAAGACAACGATATGCACGTTGCCTTGGAGTATGTTAACCATACAGCTACGACTCATAAATTAGTATATTGTGACCCATATATTTTAGAAGATAAAGTTTACTGCGTAGTTGCAGAAAAGTTTACTAAGGCGGAGGCCTCAGAAAATAAAAGTGCACTAGCTGCATTTGAAGCATTACAGGGGGAATAGCATGTTAAGCAATCAAAGATCTATTTATAAGAGAGCTAGATATAGCCAATTCGGACTTAGCATGTGGATTGACGCAACAGCTGTTGATAATATTCAAAGAGATGCTAATCAAAAGATTTCAGTAGTAGAAGATAGATCTCAATACATAAGACACTTATCTCAGCCAACATTAGCTAACAGACCTACGTTTGTTTCCTCTGGAATTAACTCTCTTCCATGCATTAGATTTAATGGCATAGACCAGTTTTTATTAATGGCAGATCAAACCCTATCATGGCTTACTGCTTCATCATTTACAATTTTTTATGTAGCAACAAAAACTGCTCAAACATCAAACTCATTTGTACTGGGTGGACAGTCTGCTGGAACAAGAGCAAACCTAGCTTCTGGATACACAGCTGCAAACACACACAGAATTGTTTTTGGCGGAGATGACGCAAGTACAATTGTTCCACTAAAAACTCCTGGCCAGCCAGAACTTTATGCAATATCTTTTAATGCAGGAACTCTAGAAAGAGTTGTAAGACGTAACGGCAAAGTAGTAGGACTTGGATCTTCTGCTGGCTCACTAGCGGGAATGACAGGGCAGGCAATAGGAAGATATTTAACTTCATACGGTCAGTTTGATCTTGGAGAGATGATTATTTATAACAGAACACTTAGTGATTATGAGACAGGCCAAGTAGAGCGTGACTTAATCTCAAAGTGGACAATTAGCTAGGAAATTAAATATGGCATATATACCAACAAGATTTGCTGGTCCTGTAGCATTAACTACGGTTCCAATGTTACTTTCAACATTTTCTACAGCAGGTCTAGTAAAAGAATTTATTGTTACAAATACTAGCAGCGGAGTTCTTTACTTCTCATTTGCTGTTGTTCCAAATGGAACAGAGTACGGATTAGATTCTCAAAAGATATATACCCTTAACTCTATTGAAGGAAATGAAACAATTACTCTTTCACACTCCCTAGTTGTAAATGCAGGAGATAAAATCTACGGTTTTGGCAGCATACCCAATCTGATTAATGCAACAATCAGCGGTGTGTCAATTACTGCCAACTAACCAAGATAAGCTATGTAAGGGGAGAATAATGAAAATCGCACAGGTGCTGTTTGATCAGTCCCAGCAATCATTTTCTGACACCTCTGGAAAAAATTTAGTATTACAAAAAACTGGAACATTCATATCTACACCACCACTTACCGCAAGAACAAAGAATTCAATCCCATTTACAGGAACTAATTCTTTAACAATACAGGGTGTTCCAATAGCAAAAAGAACTCACGAAGAAGAAGAGTTTTCAATATCTTTCTATATTAAGGCTACCGACACCTTTACGACATCAGAAAATATTATATATAACTCTTCTAATGATATTGGGCTGAGCATATTTAAATCAAATATTGTATTTACTATATCTGACTATTCTAATAACCTAAACTCAATATCTTACAAGATTCCAGAAATTGGAAATTCATATCACATAGCAGCCGTATACTCTAAAAGGTCAATGTCGTTATTTGTCGATGGCGTTGTAAGAGCAAGCCTTTCTTTACCAACCACTTTTGAATTTAAAGCTACATCAGATATAAACCTTTTATTAGGCGGCACAAGCTCTATACTCTTAATAGATAAGATAGAGGTATTTAACGAAGCAATTGACAATATGTATATAAATGAAGAGATTGTTTTAGATTCGCTTTATCAAAGCGCAGGCCAAATTATATGCCTTGATGATGCCTCATATTTTAGTTTCTCTAAAAATATAAAGCCAGTTAAAACTGGATTTTCTTATGGCTCTAATAAATCATTCTCTACAGCTTTAATGGTAGACGTAAACGAAGCTTTTGATAACTATGTAATTTTAAATGATGGTAAAAATTCTGGATACTTTACAGACTCTGTTTTTATTACAACAATTGAAAATAATCAGATAGACTGGTATGGAGATTCAGGCGGAATAGATGTTGCATACAATACTGACGGAAGCAGCACATATACTGCCTTAGTCAATCATTCTAGTATTCCCAACTTTACTGGAGGAATGCTTTACTATAAAGTTACTTTAACTAGAGATTCATCTACGCTACCCAGCCCAGCATTTACAGGAATGGATTTTATATCTTATGACAGCAAAGAGTTCAGATCCGATAACACCCTCTACTTCTTGGATACAGACTTTAGCTATCACGTTGGCAAATACTCTAATTCAATACTAAGCCAGTCTCTAGAGAATGGCATAAAGACACTATCTGGCGGGGTAAAGATAATAGATACAACTGCAAGATCAATAGAGTTTATGTTTATGCCAAGTGCTTTAGGTCAGACATGCCTTGT